TAGATAAAGTTCTCCGTTAACATACGCACCACCGCCAATAACAACATTTTTACTAATACCAAGATTATCATCGACTACAACTTGATCCCGGTTACGGCTTCTAATAGTAACCAAATCTGCAATAACAGAAAGGTTAGTGCCGCCGTCTAAGTTAAAGTCATCAGTTGCAGCTAAGTTCATTTGCTTACCAGCAAGTGCCATTATTGTACCGCCAAGGTTCACTGGACCAGTGGTTTTAATATCTATGCCACCGGATCCTACTAATAAAGAATATCTATTGCCCACACTAAGGTCATAGTTACCACCAGGCATATCATCAATATGAGTATATTCAATAGCTGGTATAGTTGTAGTTACTAGTTGAGTACCACTAGTAATAACGTCTCTATACTGCGTAACTGTCTTACTGGTTAAATTGTAACGAGTGCTTGCAAATGTATTGAATATTAAACCAACGTTTAAAAACTTATGCTTAGTAACTGTTTCAACATAATTACCGCCCATACCAAGTTGAGCTTCAGCAGCTGCTAAAGCTTCAGCTTGCTGACTAATAACTGTAGTTAAATTATCTTTTCCAGTTGAACCTTCTGGTAATGCTAAAAGATCTGCTATTGATGTATATGCACTAACCCAAGCATCAAGAGCAGTTTTGTTTAAATTGCCTATCTTAATTAAATAATTCCCTTGTACGGAACTATCCGAATCTCTATCTATAAACAAGTTACTGTGACCTCTTACAGTTTCAAACTTATCTCTTAAGGTGAGTAGCTGAAAGTTTTTAGGGCTAAACAAAGAATTGAACTTATTGTTCATTTCAAAAAACCCACCCTGAAAGTGAGTAACTTTATAACTTTCTCGATCAGTGGTATTAACTATTTCAATAGCAGCGCCTCTTTGGTTTACTACCATTTTGTTTCTGTAGGTAGCTGTATTAAGATCGGTGGTTTGTCTTACATTCTTACCATTACTTTCAAACGTTTGCGGGTAATCTTGATATACGTTATTACTATCTTTAAAAATACTTTCAAAATCACTCTGACTAAATGATGCACCCATATATACAGGATACATTGGCATACCATCTCTAAAAAAGACCCAAACGTGTGCGCCTACATTCGGCACAGCAAACACCCCTTTAGCGGCATTAGAATAAGTTGCAGGGCGATATTGAGCACCGTTAGGATTGATTTTAGAAGTCTTATTAGCAGAAGTGTCAGTAAACGCGTCTGTTAGCTTGGTACTATATTTCTCATAAACAAATCCAGGCTTTTCACCCATTTGTTCATTGTTTAAATTATATTGAGGATAATTAGTAGAAAAGTTACTGCCGGATAAACTATAAGGGTAAGCAGCATCTGAAGTAGTTGCTTGGGCGCTATTTGCATTATAGGTACCGGTAGCGCTTTCTCCTACTATAGGAGAGCAAAGTTCAGCCCAAGGTAATTCATCCTTTAAATCGTTAATAATTAACTCTAAATCAGAGTTTATATTTTTACCTGGGAATTTAAAACTACGATCTTGTTTTAATTCGGCCCATTTATTATACACACCCGCGTTCACGTGTGGTACCCATACTTTTACACGGCCTCTATATTCTGGGTCATTATTTTGTACTACTATACCGAGATAAACTGATGAGTAAGTTTTCATTATACTTTTAATGCACTAACAGGAAGCTGCGCTTGAACTGAAACTGTAGTATTAGTCTGATCAACTACCACGGTTCTTGTAAGTCCGGTATTTTGATCGTCTTCGTAAACCATAGTATATGACCAATTATATGGGGTAATAAGATTACCAATAATACTATTATTGTAAGGTAAAAATTTATAGAGTTTAGGGTAAAGATTGTTTATAGTAGCTGTTAAACTTAAATTGGATGTAACTCTACGGTTTAAATCCGTATCCGCCATTATAAGATTACTATTATTTGGACTTGTATCTGTACCTGTAGGACCTATAGCTGCTATATTCGTTACAAATAAATTGTTAGCTACAGTGTAAAAACTATTAATAGAATTGGATACTCCCGGTACTAACAAAGGAACTATTACGGCACTATAAGGAACAGTTTGTTGGTTTTTAAAGTTGTTAAAACGGGTTAAATAATATAGCGTTCCAACGGATTCTGATAGCTGTTGATAGTACTCTGGATATGTTAAACTAATAGCGCTTAACACAACTGTGTTACTATAATACATTGCCTCTTCCCACCAATATCTACTCCAGAGGTAAGGTAAGCTATCGATGGTTGTTGTTAATGTAAAAGTAGGGTTTTGATTAGTACCACTTGCTAAAGCTGTAAAAAAGTCTATTTGAGAGCCTACAGGGTTAGAGCTAAATTGTGTGATATAGTATGCTTGTGCGACGCTTAATTGACTTGCAAAATTAGGCACTGAATACCCGTTCCAGTAGAACGTAGTATTATACAAATCAAAAGTTTGGACAACATCAGCCATTGTTTATACTTACCGTATAAATAGCGTTACGCTACATCATCTTTAATACGTATATCTTTATCCGCGTGTGGTTTAACACAAGTAAAGGTATTGGTATAGCCTCCTTGTGTAAATGTATGTACTACTTTTACTACATACCATTGCCCAAGTAACTTTTCATCAAAATCCGCGTCAATAGCACCTATTTTACGGTCAAGACCAATAAAGACGTTTGATTTACGTACAGTACTGCCAGGTACTGTAAAATTTAAACATTGATTAAGAAAAAAACCAGACTTAAGAATAGTGTTTCTAGCATCAGGGTAGCGATCTATTTTACTTGCCCCGTATGAGTATGGTTGTTTGTAATTAAAGTTTTGCGTTTTACTTTTATTAAGAGATAATAACGCTGTAGGGTTTTTATTATTAAGAAAACGTTTTACGTAGTTATCTTGAAAATAATTCTTTACATTTTCAATATTTGTATCTACTACATCCACATTAAATGTTTTATTTTTAATGCTATTGCTTGCGCAAGGTAAACTAATAAGAGTAAAAGCATTATCCATTGCAGCCATATCCACAAAACGAAAATTATTAATATTACTCAAATAGCCTAAATTTAAATTACGGGTGTTTCTATTAGTTTGCGGAGTTTTAGGTAATGAGGGTATAATAACACTAGTATCTGTAGTAGATGTTATATAGAACTGCTCTAATTGAAGAGGCCCTGCTGTTAAATCATTATCAACTGCAAATGAAAGCTCGTTTGCTAAAGATGTAAGTACCCATTCTTTGTTGTATCGGGTTCTATAAAGTAAAGGTACATCTCCATCAATTTGACCATATGTTTTACTTGCTACGTGTCTGTTAAAAAGATACTCTAAATCGTCAATAGAATTATTATTGGTAGGCGGGGTGTAGAATATTTTGCTTGAACCTGGATCCCAGAGCTGACTAAACACTTGAGGTTCGCTTTTTTTATCAAGAATATTTTTTATTAACCCTTGTATAGCTAGACCTGTAGGTACTTTACGTTGCTCGTCTGTTAATACACTCGAGCGACCATTTAGATTGGGGTAAAGTTGGTATAAAACTCTATTAGTATCCCAATTACTGGTAGTGCTTTCTACAAAAAGTTGATAGTCTAATTCCCAAAAATAAAGCTTTAAAATTTTATCAGCAGGAGTTTCTCCAGGTATATCTTCAGTATCATATACAGAAAACAAATATCTTATCTCCCAACCTTCAGATGGAAATGGATCATTATCTAATGAGTCTTCTGTGTCAATAACCGGCTTAATATTAATTACTAATATATCTCTACCATCGTTACGAAATTTATAGTTTGCAGCAGGATTAGCGCGTTCGTTCGGACGGCGTTCTATAATATTCTCTTTATTGTTTATTATTAATGTGCCTCGTTTAAACCATTCACGAGAATCTTCTTCAATAGTTAACGAAACTAATGCAGCTGTATTAAAAGGAAAGAGTATGCCATTATCTTGGGGGTTAAATAAAGCCATACCGAACTCATACGTCTGGTTATTAAGGCGTATTTTTGTGGATTGGGATAGTGTATCAAAAACAGCCATTATTTAATATTGGTTATTTGTGCAATTACTGCTCGTGCATAAGCAGGCTTAAGATATTTTAAGGTTGTACCCGCTTTAGGAAAAAACACAGGGTTTTGTATTTTATTTACCGAGCATACTAACCACCATAAAAGTATAGTGCCATAAATCTGATAAGAAATATTAGTCCAAGATTGAGTATCTGTTTGTACTACAAAAGTATCATAATAAGCTTCTTCAATATCTGCGGGGAAGTTTACTTTTGCTAGAATATTGTAATAATACTGATCCGTATTATTTTGATACACATTAAATATGTTTTCGTATCTAAAACTTTCTAAAACCGGTAAACTGGTTATATCGTTTTGAGACTGTGGATTAAGGTTTGCCATTTTATTCGTCTCCAGGTTCTTCTGTTTGAGGGTCTTCAACTACCACACTAATAGCCGCCTCAGGTATAGCTGTATAAAGAAAAGTATTACGAGTGTTTTTAAGCACACTTTCAAAAGAAAGAGAAACTTTATACGCTTCTGGTATTACTTTACAAAATGAATTTTGTACTCCGGTTACAACGTTACCGTTTTTAAGATTAATTATACGGGTAGACCCTACATTTGAAATACTAATATCTTTAAGATACGCTAGTGGTATTTTTTTATACCCGGGTACTTCTATATCATATAAGCACGGCGGGGTTAATAAATTTTTAGCTATTCTATTTGGTAAATTTTGGTATGTTAACAAATAACATAAATCCCAATTTCTTTGTATGCTTTTTATATCAGAATCAAAAGTATTATACAAATAAAAGGTTAAACTTATAGAGTCTACTGCTGATGCTCCTCTAAAAGCTTTTATTTCTTCTGCAGCTTCTGGCCCTGCTAACCCACCACCTAATGAACCAGTTGCTTTAGTAGTGCCTTTATAGATACTACTCGCTCCTTGAATAAAGCCAAATATATCAAAACCTTTACCCTTTGGACCACTTGAAACTTGAGGAGCTTGAGCTTGTTGGTTGTCCGGTAAAGAAGAAAATAATTTCATTAATCCGCCGCCTGCTTGGGTTGCTCCTTCTTTTATATCTTCAGACTTGCCCCATGTGTTACTCACGCCTATCATACTTTTATCTGCTACATAAGGTAAAACGTATCTAAATCCTGTCTGTTTAACAGTGTAAAGGCCTTTATAAGGATCTAAAGCTGATTTTAATGTAGAAGGTACATTATTTAAACCATCATATTTGCCTACGTTTTGAGCCGCAGCTGTAGAAACTTCTATTTCTCTATCTTTTTGTTCACTATAAACACTAGTTACCTGCGTTGACAAACCTTCCCCGGGTTGTGGTGTACTTTTAACTGCAGCACCTATTACTCTACCTGCTGCAGCAGCTGCTTCTGCAGCAGTTTTTGCACCAGCAACTAAGTTACTCGGTACGCCACGAAGGTTATAAAGATACCCTAAAAGTTCACTAGAAAGTATTTGATTATATTCAGTCAAAATAACTTTAGGCACTAATTGTCTTGCGCGTGGTCCTGAAAGTGTCCAACTAAATCTATCTACTACATTAATCTCCCCATTTTCTTTAGGTACAAGAGTAAACGCACCAGAATAAAAATCAGTGCTTTCCCCTGTTTTAGGTGCAAGAGGGGCTGGTGCCCAATCAAATAACAAAGGTATATACGAAGGCTTTTGATTAGGGGGTAAGTTAGAAATTTTAGGTTGATTTAACATTATTATAGTAATCCACGTGCATACATAGCGGCCTGTCTATACTTATTACGTTCTATATACGGAACGTCTCTATTAATTTCGGTGCTAGGGTTAGTTATAGTAGGAGCATTAGCTAAAATCGTAGTGCTTTCATCTGGCATTAAAATATTATTATTTCCGCCTGTTTCTTCAATTAACGGCCTAATAGAATTAATAAGCTCTTCAAGTCTATCACTTATTAATCTTAAATCATCTGAATATTGTTGCATTGCAGGTGCAAGCACTAATTCAGATTCAGGAGTGGCTGCTACATTTTCAATATTTTGGCTAAGCTTTTCTATTTCTCTAGTAGCAATAGATTCTACCTTAGCTGGTAATACAGATACAGGTACCGCCGGGCCTTGGTCTGTTTCAATTCTAAGTGGTCTTTCAAACTCTGACTCTTCAATTTCAGTCTGTACTTGCCCGGGTCCTATAGTTTCAGCTTGTACTTGTTCAGTTGCAACAGGGGCAGTTGCTACAGTAGCAGCTGGTCTAGGGGATGTTGCTGCAAGTGCAACAGTGGGGGCAGTGGCTGCTAATGCAGCTGTTATTGCTGCTACTTTAGCTATATTCGCTCCATTAACAATATCTACAAACTGTTTAAGCGGATCAAGATTTGCTTTAATATCTCCAAACCCGGTTAAACTTTCCTTCAACGCACTTATACTACCCACCACGTTATCGATATTACTTGCTTGTTCACCTATAGCTATTAATTGTTCAATAGGAGATTTTTGTCCAGAAAGAGTAGAAAATAACCCACCTACAAAATTACCAATACCTGCAGCAGCAGAACCGGCTCCAAAACCTGCAATTGCAGCCCCTAGTGCTACTATAGACGCACTTAGTAAGCCTATATCTACTGCAGAAATATTTGCTAAACGTTCTAATTGAGCAACAAATAATTCAAAAGGCTGAATTATAGCGGTTAACCCCTCTGCAAATGGAGATAAAGCTATACCGAACACCCCTAATGCTGTTGCTCCTAGTAGTAGTAACGGGGAAACTGCGCCTAGAACTGCTCCTACAAGTCCAAACTTTATTAACGTTAAAACAGCTTCATTAACGTTTTCCCAACTGAGGGAAAGAAAATCTGCAAGATTATTTGCTAATACCCCTAAACCTATACCAAACGGAATTAACGCTAAACCAAATAAAGCTAAAGGTATAGATAAAAGACCTAAAATACCCCCGACTACTCCAAATTTAATTAAAGTATCTACTAAATTATCAATTACTGAAAAATCGACTCCTCCGAACTTGGTAAGGGCATTACCTAATAACATTAAACCTAAAGAGAACGGTAATAACGCTATACCAAATGCCCCCATTGTTAAAGCTGCTGGCATAAGCAATAATGTAGTTCTACCTAAATTAGCAATTGCTTGCATACCGGTACTAATCATGTCCCAGCTTACGTTTGCGAAGGCTGTTAAGGCTTTAGCAAGAGTGTAAAGACCTAAAGAAAACGGCAATAAAGCTATACCGAAAAGAGCCATCGATACCGCGGCTGGCATAAGCAGTAGTGTTATTGCTCCTAACCCGCCTATAGCTTGCATACCGGTACTAATCATGTCCCAACTTACATTAGCAAAAGATGTCAAAGCTTTAGCTAATGTAAACATACCTAAAGAGAAAGGAAGTAGGGCTATGCCAAATATACCCATAGCAACAGCTGCTGGTAATAGTAAAGCGGTTACTACCCCTAAACCTGCGAGAGCAAGCATACCGGTACTAATCATGTCCCAGGTTACGTTTGCAAAAGCAGTTAGAGCTTTAGCTAATGTAAACATACCTAAAGAGAAAGGAAGTAAAGCTACACCAAATATACCCATCGCTGCAGCTGCCGGTAACAATAGAGCTGCTACTGTCCCTAAGTTTTTAATTGCTTGCATACCGGTACTAATCATGTCCCAGGTTACATTAGCAAATGCAGTTAGAGCTTTTGCTAGCAGTAACATACTAATAGAGAACGGTAATAACGCTATACCAAATATGCCCATGGCTGCAGCTGCAGGTAAAAGAAGTAAAGTCACTGCACCTAGGCTCGTTAACGCTAGCATACCAGTCGCAATCATGTCCCAGCCTACATTTGCAAACGCTTGTAAAGAGCGTGCTAGTAAAAATAAACCTAAGGAGAAAGGAAGTAGAGCTATACCAAATATACCCATTGCAGCCGCAGCAGGTAATAATAGAGCAGTTGTAGCCCCTAGCCCAGCTAGAGCTAACATACCGTTTTTAATCATATCCCAGCTTACTTCAGTAAAAGCAGTTAAAGCTTTAGCTAAAGTAAACATACCGAGAGAAAATGGAAGTAGAGCTACACCAAAAAGAGCCATCGATATTGCTGCTGGGGTCAATATAGCTGTTACTACCCCTAAACCCACGAGAGCGAGCATACCGTTTTTAATCATGTCCCAGCTTACACTAGCAAAAGCAGTCAATGCCTTAGCTAAAGTAAACATACCTAAAGAGAACGGCAAGAGAGCTATACCAAAAAGACCCATCGATACAGCTGCAGGGGTTAAAAGTAAAGCTACTGCCCCCAAACCACCTAAAGCGAGCATGCCTGTTTTAATCATGCTCCAGTCTACATCTACAAAAGCAGTTAATGCTTTAGCTAATGTAAACATACCAAGAGAAAACGGCAATAACGCTACTCCAAATGCAGCCATAGCAATCGCAGCGGGGAATAATACCCCAGCAACAATTCCTAACCCTGCAAGAGCTTGCATACCAGTTTTAATCATGTCCCAGCTTACATTTGCAAAAGCAGTTAAAGCTTTAGCCAACGTAAACATACCTAACGAAAACGGTAAAAGAGCTAAACCAAATAACGCCATTGGTCCAGCTGCAAAACCAAGTATACCGGCAATAGCGCCGAAGCCAGCTAAAGCAGTAAACCCTTTAAAAACGGAAGCCCATTCAACTAAAGCAAACTCTTGCAAACCTTTTGCTATTATTTGTAAACCGAATCCAAAAGGTATAAGAGCAACACCTAAAGCTGCAATAGCGATGGCTCCGAGCCCGACAACTTTAATAAGTGCACCAAATATAGCCGCGGTGGCGCCTAAAGCTAATAGCGCGACGGTACCTTTACCTATAGACTCCCAATCTACTTCTCCAAATGCTGCAAATCCTTTTGCGGAAATAAAAAGAGCAGCTCCTAATGCCGCAATTGCTGCAGCTCCAATAAGCATCTGTACAGTAGATGAAGCTAAAAGTTTAGTAACCGCTACTAAACCAAGTAAAGATAAAAACCCTTTACCTAGACCTGCAAAGTCTACTTTAGAAAACTCTTGAAAGCCTTTAGCTGCAACTACTAAAGCTAAACCTAACGCAACTATAGTACCTGCTCCCATTAAAGCTTCTTTTGTACCTAGTTTTTGAAGCCCGGTTGCAATACTATCTAAAAACCCCCCACCACCCGCAGGTACATTAGTACCTGCAACAGTACCGGCTTCTTTACCGCCTGCTGCACTAGATTTTAAACTTGCAAGAGCATTAACAAAAACATTCTCAAGGGACTTAAGAGCTGGTTCTTGTATTTCTTGTATACTAACCGGTTGTACCTCTAGCTCTTCAATTGCTTTTTCTGCTTCAGATTCCCCTGCAACAGCTGTTCCAGGAACCCCTGCAAATGCAGTACTTTTTAAGCCATTAAATTGCTTTTCTAAAAACTCTTCGTTTTCTTTCTTTTCAGTCTCTCTACGCTCTTTGTATTTCTTTTCTTCTTCTTTAGTTGCTTCAGAGTTTTTTACTTCTTTATCGTATTCTTTAAAAGCGTTAATTACACTTTCTTTAAATGAAAGCTTTACAGCATCAGAAAGACTATCTAATACACTAACCTTTACCGTATTACGATCATACTCATTTTTTGCAAACGTAGCTATTGCAGCCAAACGCGCGTCCATGCTCTTACTAAGAGCAAGAATTTCATTTAACCACGTTTGCGGTATAGGTGAAGTTTCCCTAGGTTTGAGTGCATCCATTAAAGATGCAATAATCCCGGGATTTGTTGGTTCTTCTGCCATATTGAATACTTAGGTACTCAATAGTAGCTTAGTAGTTATTAATTAATTACAAACAGTGCTGCATCCACCAACACAACAAGATCATTTACAACCTCGCCAGTCTCAGTATCTGTTCCGGACACAGTTAAAATATCCTTTTGCTTATTAACATATTTCTCCATGTACTTAAGCACGTTCTTTACTACTGTACTTGGTAATTTTTCAAGCACGGCATGGCGCTTGATGTATGGAAGAGTCTTGTAGTCAAGAACGGTTTCAGCATTATTATGAAACACAGTTATTTCTTTAATATACTTCGATACTTCTCCTACAAACGCATCCCCAATAGTATCAGTGAGTTGAGTACTAACTATTTGTTGATCGTTAAGGTTCTTCTCTCTTAATTGCTTTTCTAAATTAAACTGCTCAACGAACAATGGCATTTCAACATTAATAGTAAAAGGAGATTCATTTATTACAGCAGGATCTAAAGGTTCAAAAGCTTTAAAACGTTCAACTATCGGTGCAAGATCTACATTATATTTTCTACCCCCTTGGGCAATAACATGTTGAGCGCCAGTAGTAGCTATGCGAAGCTGAATAGCGATCGCTGCACTATCAATAGTAGTAAGATGTTTTACTACTTCAGGTTCAGTACAATTTTCAGCAATAAGATTGTAAAGAGCAATTGTAAAGCGGGTTTGAAAAACAGGGTTATCAACAGCTGCTTTTAAAAGTGCTTTCTGTTGACCAGTATTGGTGTTTTTAAATTTTACCTCTCTTTTTAAACTAGGTACATAAACTGATACATTAACTTCTTTGTTAATAGTATCCAACACGTTAAGAATTGTATTGTAATTGCTTGTCATTGTATTATAATTTATTACTTAATATCGATTATCAAGTAAACTCACTTGGGGTTTCCTTGCCTATTTGTTGACCACCATAGTTCGGTGTAGATGAATTATTACTCTTTTGGGCAGAATCGTATGCTTCCTGTTCTTTTTGATTTTGCTGTATTACGTAATTCCAATATAGTAGTTGCTCTGCAGGGGTAATTTGTTCCACGTAATCTGGAGTAAAATTTCCTTTATTAATCAAATTAAAAGCTATACGATAAAGATTGCCGAGATCGTCATTAAAGATAAGCTTACAAAACTCGAGTAATGTCTTCACGTCCGTTGATACCGGTAAATCTACAATATAATCCCCGGTAAAAGGAGAGCGTACTGTTAACAGTTTAATTAAAGATAGTTCCGTTTCTACCGAAATAATCGATTCGTAAACTTTTGCAGCAAGTACTAGAGGAAGTTTTTCTATTATTTCTAAACGCTCTTCAAAAGTTAAATCTTTAAACAATAAAGATTGATCATTAACAGTAATACTATCAATTGAACTTGCAAGTTGAGTAGAAAAATACCTTTCATCAGAAATATCAATAAATTGAAATTCATCTTTAACTTTAGCAATAGTGTGTACTACTTCTACATTATCTTGTTTAACAGCTCGAGTGTAATTAATATTTTCTAATCGACCTATTAAATCCTCAATTCGAACTGTACATTCGAATTCTTTATCAGTTTTAGGGCATTTAGCTTTAAGCTTAAGATCCGGATTAATGCAAATACTCCGGGTGTGAAGTAATATTATCACCTTATCGACAACATTAAGATCCTCCTGTATTATCCCGGGATAAACGTATTCAATTATGTATGATAGGTGTTGTAAAAACTCTGTCGTGTCGTTGTTATAAAGGGATTTAACCAAATCTCTATACAATTTGGATGTAATTTCTTTTACCCAAATTTTTTTATTTTTACCAGGTAATTTTATACCATACTTAAACGCCATTAAACTTAATTATCGCGCGGGCGTAAATTTGCTATAAGAACTAGCTACACCAAACTTGTTAAACACAAAAGAAACTTTATCTAATCTAAAATCATTTTTACCGTAAGCGTAATTTACACTAGCCATAGATACCGGTGCTACCCCGGTAAATCTATACACTTTACGTACTTTATTTTTATTGTTTCTATCAAACAATATACCGGTAACGTTAGTCTTAACGTTTTGTACAGAATTTTCAGCCCGAGTAAACAAGCCGTAATGACCCACTAACGCTATCCAAGGGCGTATTACAAACTCTGTAAAAGATTTATTAGTTTCAAGTATACCTAGGTCAAATGTGGAATTATATTGGGTACGATCTCCCGATACTACCCCTGAAAGAAAACTGCCATTAGTAGCTAGAGTACCAGGACGAGATGTTGCTACAGCCTCTCCAGGTACATCAAATGCATGTACGAACATACAGCCACGACCAGCAAGAGGGGCATTATTATCTCCTTTTGTAACAATACTTGTTAAAACTCTTTTTGTAGTGTTAACATCCCAGTAGCCGTTTTCTAAACCACTTGGAAATGATCTTAGTAAAGCGGGAGGTAATATTGTTCTAGATTCAAACACTAACAAAAAATTCGAATCAAGAGGAATTTGGGTGCTACTATCCCCTAAAAACTCCATGTATGCGGCTACATCTGAACCGCTTCCACGATCTGGTATGTCCGTAACTGCGTTAGGACCGATTAACGTAGCCATTTATTACCCCCCTCCGAGTCCTCTTAGAACTTTAGATAAAACCTTGTTAGTTACGTTTTTGGTTGCACTGCTAACTAAATTACCTACTGCGCCACCTATACCACCAGCCGCGCCTATAGCCCCTACGCCGCCAATACTAATCCCAATCGCAATACCACTGTTAGGGGTGCTTTCCCAATATTGATAAGCAATTGTAGCGTCTACTTCTTGTATACCACCATTTTTTGTTAGGTCGTATCCTATGTCGTTTATTTTAGTTACAAATGCCCCGTATAAAGTATAGGTACGAATAGGGTTAAGCTGATCATCTACTAAAGCCATTTCGATTATATTACCTCTCAAATCGCGTGGTGCCATTGCTCTACCAGTTGATCTTTGATGGTCAAACGTATCATACATTGCTGTTTCAAGAGTGTTTCTTATATTATAATCTTGAGAGCAATAAAATTTTACAGGCCAACTTTTATTTCCGTCAAATTGTGTAGTCCCTGGAATTTGAAAATCAAGCCCCATAAACGGAGCGCTTATTGCTGCAATTGTTTTGCTTGGTACATTTGCAGTTTTAAGAAAGACTAAATCTGCCGGGCCTAGAATAATACCGTCATTAACTTTAAATTGTGTAATTCTAAATTGAAAGTCTCTTGCAAACCCTCTTGTTTGCGCTTGGTAATAGAAATCTTGAATACCTTGATTGTTAACGGCCATAATAATATTTATGATTAGGATTCTGAAATTACGTATTGGAAAGCTAAATTAACGTTTAAACTAACTATATTGCCATTATCCCCTACATCGTAAGCTATACTACCTATATTAGCAGGGTATGTACCTTTAAGAGTATATTTTTTAGCGAATCTTTCATTACTAAGTCTTTCTCCTTTAGTAGTACTATTTTTTAAAACTATCATATCTAAACTACTATTCCACCACTTAGCAGTTGTCGTACTTGTATGTTCATCAAAAGTGGCTGTAGACCATTTTTCAAATAGGTCTCTAATAACATATTCTTCATCACTAAAAAACTCTACATTCCAACTAGTACTTTCAGGGTAGTCTATAACCGTCGGTACATTAAACTGAAACCCTTTAAAAGGTATTGTACTATTTTTAACCGTACGAGAAGGTATTAATCCAGTTTTTGCATACAGGTATAAATTACCGGTAGAGTCAGGTACGTATATATCTGAATTACCGTCGTTAATACGGGTAATTCTAAAGAGATTCTTACGTGCGAAACCCTTACTGGTCGCTGTTTGATAAAACTCTTGTATACCAGGCATTACTAATACTTAATGTCTGGACAATAAAAAAGCCCCGCTTTCGCGAGGCTTGTTTAATTAATTATTCGTGTCTCCAGAAGCTATAAGCTAATGTAGCTTCAAATTCTGTTGGCTTACCGTCGCCAGCAGCATCATAATCTACAGTGCCTAAGCCTACAAGATATACACCGAAGAGCTTGTACGTATTAAGTACGTTTTGGCTTTCGTCAATCAAGTTAAGTTGAATAACTTTATCTCTTCCGCGTAATGAAAGATCCCCAGTGGTGGTTTCATCGTTGAAGATTTGATTGATTTGCCAATCTTCAAGCTTTCTACGAATGATACCTTCTTTGTCGTTACGGAACTTAACAGTCCATGCTTCAGAACCTTTGTAGTCGACGGTTCCTGGCATGTTAAACTTTAAGCCGTGGTAGATTGCTTGTTGATTAGTAATAGCTCTGTCTGGAAGTTTCTTTGTAGTGATATATACAAAGTCGTCTTCGTTGAATGCAGTATCACCAATAGAGATGACTCTCATCATGAAATCACGTGCGAATCCTCTTTCTTGTGCTACTCTATAGAAGTCTTGTATTGATTGTGCCATATGTTATAAGATACTTAGGTTATTAGGATTGTAAGAGTTCGTTAAAGTTTTGTGAAGTCTTAGTAGCGTAGAAGTTTACTAAGATAAACTCTGCAGTACGAACTGGTTTAATGTAGATGTCAATAACAAGTGTGTTATCATCGATAACATCTGGGGTGTTGTTAGTTTCATTACATACGATCAAGTAATCAAAAAGACCTTGTGTATTACGAGCAAGTTCAAATACCGGTGTTAAGGTATTGATTACTCTACTACGTGTGAATGTAGTATTTGGCTCGAATACGAAGAATCTCATGGTTTGTAGTGCAGTCTTTTCTAAGAATAAGAAGAGACGACGTACATTAATACGATCGAATGCGCTTGGAGCCTTGAGTAATGTCTTTTGACCGAATACTGTAAAGCCTTCGTTAGGGAAGAACACTACAGGGTTTACAGATACCTTATAGAGTAAATCGCGTTGTTTTTGCTGTGGATTTACACCTAAGTCATTAACACCTACAACTTGACCACGGTTAAGACCAGCTGGTGCAGTCCATGGATAGTTGTTTGCGTCACTGTTGGTAATCATTGCTGCTGCATAACCAGAGAATGGTAACCAAACATTTTGTGAGCTGTAAAGGTCTTGAGCGCGTACCCAGTTACCATATGCTACAGAGTAGCTGCTGTTGAATGCAGCGTAGCTGTTACGTATTGGCCAATAGATATTTTGCGAGAAGTTCTTAGTCTTGTCGTCAAGAGTCTTATAATTGATACCAGTTACGAAGATGTAACGGAGTGGGTCAGAGATAAAGATGTGATCCTTACGACGACTACGTGCAAAGGTATCGAATTGATTGGTGATTGCATTCCAGCTGTTTACAAGTGTGTTGCTTACTGGGTTGCCGTCAGAAGCGGTAAGAGCTGCGAGTTGTGTTGTAAGTGTAGTGTTTACAAACGTATCATCGAATTCAGCTTGACCGGTTGTTTGAATGCCTGCATGAATTGTAGAAAGACCTGCATCAACAGTAATGTCAAGTGCAACTAGATCTGGGTTTTCAGCAGCATTAAGAACGTATTCAAGCTTTGCGCTTACGTTACCAATTACCTTTTGTGAGTTGAGCGGTAAGCTATCTGCATATGTGCCAAGAGCGTAGAGCTTATTAGCAGGATTGAAGAATGCTGGCTTTACTGCAAGGTAAGGTGTTGCACTAAGAGCGAAGTTATAAGTTTGATTACCTGGTGTAGAGCTGAGTGTTGCAATATCATTTGCAAGATCTTCAGTAGTAGTGGTCTTAAGAATTCTTACAGTCTTTGTAGAATTACCATTTGCATCAAGCCAGTTTGTATAGCTTGAAATATTTGGATTTACATAAACTGCAAGGTTATTAGAATTGTCATTAATTACAGTTTGTAAGAAGAATGATAATGGCTTACCTGCAAGTGGATCTTGTACTTGACGGCTTGCATAAAGCGAACCGGTATAACCTTCTTGTATTACATATTGAAGAGTGGTAGAGGTTGGGCTGAACGGAGAAGGACGCACTCTAAAGAGACCTGCAATTAAGGTGTCACTAAATCCAGAAGCAGCAATATTGAAGGTTGGAATATCTTCAATTACTTGAGAGATACTATCAATACCAGAATTATATGTAGCGCTAAGAGCAAATCCGATACGTGGGTTATTACCGCTTAATACTGTATAGTTAGTATTGCTTGCAAGAGTATTATTTTGGAAGTAGTTACTACCAATAGTATTAACGAGTACTACGTCATCATAGTTAGTAGCAGGATTGTTGCTATAACTATCGGAAAGGTTGAAATAATAACCTTCAAACTTTTCATTTACGGTTGACTTAGAAGTGTTAACTACAACCATACCAGCAGCGCTAAGGCTGTTAATAGTACCTGCACCAGAAAGTAAGAAGCTGCTTAAGCTTGCATTACCGGAAGTGGTTGCCCAGCTAAAATTACCTTGTGAAATAGTTGTGTATTGATCTTCAGTAAGAGAAACTAATGCTGGTTCACCGAAGAAATAACCTTGTGCAGAGCTAAGCGGAATAGCGCCTGCAACTGCAGCTGCTGTACCGTATGTAGAAGTGTCTGTTGGAATTGGTAATACTGGGAATGCAAGAGCGCTGTAATTACTTGCTGTACCTTCTCCGGTACCGCTACCATATGGAAGACGAGCAGCCTTAATAGTTGGATTATTACCAGCAATGAAGAGCTGACGTACTGCATAGTAAAAGTAACGTTCTGCAGCATTAGTTGGGGTACCGAATACGGTTTCGAACTCACTAAGAGAAGAAAGTTCGATAATTTCGTATGTTGGCCCTTGTGGTGCAAAGCCGGTTACTAATACATTAGTACCAACTGGAGTTACTGCTCTTGTTGAAAGATCGATTTCTCGGATTTCAACGCCTGGAGATTGAATAGTGCGTAGTGATGCCATATGGTTAAAGTTTCTAATATTATTTATGCAAATTCGGCCTCAAAAACGCGAATTTGTTAAAGTAATTGACAATTTAATTGTCCAAACGCAAAGGTGAACGATGAATCGATCTGCTCCGGGTCTCTGTAATTGTATGTAATATCACCAAGATTGGTTATAAAAGCGTTAGTATAATCCCATTGTATTTTCTTGTTGTTATATTCATCTAAACCATACACAGTTATATTGGCTTGATAATCTGCAAGATTGGTTTTTAATGCAGTGGTAGGGTTTAATTGATCTGCATTGTATGTAGATTGCTTAGAATTATTAATTACGTTTAGCCAATACCAAAGTACCCACCAGTTATTAAATTGATTGTCAACTGTAAAATTTACAGTTAACGGAGCATATGCTGCTCGAGCATAACTTGTTACCTTAGGAACCTGTGCTCCATATGGAACAGCAATTTCGGGTATTTTTGACTCAGGTACTACTGAACCAAATATAGAGTATTGTAAGCTATCGAGATTTAAAGTTTCAGTAGATCTATCGTTTGAGTCTACCTTGTTTACTCTTTTAAGTATAGACGGCAAATTTAAGACAAGTATAAACTTGTCTTTTCTGTTCTTATTAAGAATAGATTGCTGTATTGCTAAAGTAGCACTCATTCATTATTTGCTTGTTTTGTAAAATTCTTTTAAAATTTTACGCGTAGCATCTTTAAAAGATTCGTTTATACTACGTTTAACAAATCGACCAGTCTTAGGGTCTCTTACAGGGCCTCGAGGTGATCCTGGTGGTAGAGCTGGTGGGGTACGTCCAGCTGGTAATCCTCGAGGTGCAGGTCTACCTGGTAATGCTCGTTGAGTTGGTGACTGAGCTGTACCGGTAACATTCTTCATAGTTGAAGGAGCAGCTGTTTGCTTGCTAGGTTTTGGCTCGTCATCCACTAACTTCCAATCTCCGCTAATATTTTGAGCAGGTCCCGGACCTGGTGCTGGTACAGTTTTTGGTGCTGGAGCTGGAGCAGGTGCTGGAGCAGGTGCTGGAGCTGGGGCTGGAGCAGGTGCTGGAGCAGGTGCTGGTTTCTTTGGAGCTGTTGTCTTTTTGGGTGCCGCTGGTTTCTTTGGAGCAGGTGCTGGAGCAGGTGCTGGAGCTGGGGCTGGAGCAGGTGCTGGAGCAGGTGCTGGAGCTGGGGCTGGAGCAGGTGCTGGGGTTCCTGACACCCCCGGGGTTGATGTACCAAAACCACCACTAGCTCCTACCTTATTCACAGTATTAAGAGCTTTAGCAAGCATAGGTAGAGCCATTGCACCAAGAGGCCCACCAGCGATCGCTCCAAGAGCAGCCCATGGGCCATATTTACCTATAACAGGTGCCGCTACTTTTCCGAGATTTTTAATACCAGACCAAATACTTTTTGCGCCTGACTTTAAAGCACTTCCGATACCTGATAAAAACCCACCCTTTTTAGCTTCTACTAAAAAGCATTCGTTATAAATTCCTATCAAATTATTTTCATAATTTGGATCGTATTTTCTAAGAACATTAATGTCTCCGGTTTGAGTGAATTCTAAAAGACCTTGACGGATGCTATTTTTTTCAGGAAGACTATCTACGTAATCAAGAATTGTAGATATAGTTTCATTTAAATATTCTTCTGCTTCTTTTTTAGGAGTATATTGAGCAGCTAGTTGTTGAACTGCTCGTATGTTATTACTTGCAACCGCTTGTTGAAGTTGTTGAAGAGCGCGAGGGTTATTTTTAATGTTATTAACAAGAGCATTAATTAATGCAGGTAATTGTTTTGGATCAGCTTCAACAGCTTTTTCTAATTCTTGAGGGGTTTGAGGCGCTTTTTGTGGAGCTTGAGCTTGAGCCGGTTGCTGCGCTTGAGCAGGCTGTTGAGCTTGAGCAGGAGCAGCCATAGCTTCAAACACTAAACGAAAGTAAAGTTCATTAACTGTAGACTCTGCTATAGCAAGATTGTATTTGGTTTGTAACGAATTCAAGCTCTTCATATAATTTAATATTTACGTAAATAGAAGCTGTTTGACAGTGGATTAAACCCTAATTCAATACCACTGGTGCTAATTTTACGGGGTTGACCAGATTTAATTTTGTTTATATCCAAATTATGAGATGCAATAATTCTTTGGGCTTCTTGATTAGTTATGTTAGATGTCCCGGTTTCTTTTTTCTTTAAATTGTGAACATTAACTGTATCGTCTTTATCTTTTTTGTGCATTTGAGCAACCATGCTTAAACTTTTACCAGGCTCAGCTCTACCAATTTTACCCATACCTGCTGTAAGAGATTGATGTCTTGGACCTCTTTTTTTATCGATACCTAAAAAGTTTTTAAAACTTAGCTCTTCAGTTTGCATACTGTCAAGAGAGAGCTTTTTATCCTTTTTCTTTAGTATACCTTGCACTAAACGCTCTACATCCCCTGTACGGCGTAGCTCTTTAAACGCAAGATTTTCAGGTGCAAACTCCCCACCTTTTTCAAGGCCCGCTTTGCGAAGATTCATAAACTTTTCTTTAACTTTATCAGCACATTCAACATCACATTCTGGACTAAGAGCGTACTCTATCATGTCTAACATCGCTTGCTTCTTCTTTTTTATTAAATCCAAATCGATTTCGTCTTTAAGCTTTATTGGTTTAGGTTCAGCTATCCATTCATCGTTTTTAAGAGAGTATACTCCAGTAGAGTGATGTGGTTCAGTTATATCTTGTACGTACGCTTCTACGTCATACCCTTTAATAGTAATATTACGAGTGGTGTTCCAGATAGTGCCCTTTGCTTTGAAATAATCTTTTAATAAATCCTTATCTACCTTGTACTGCTTAAAATCCGTTAGTATATGCAAATCGAAATCACTATACTTGGTATAGTTATAGTTAGCTAAAGAACCAGTAAGAGTAATATCCTCTATATCAACTTCTAAATCTAAATAGTCTACAAATGCTGCAGCTATTTCTAGAAGCTTTTCCCTTATTTCAGGATTAAGTTTGTTATCAGTCCAAATGTTGGGGTTGAGTTCTTTATGATACTCAAAGGTAATATTGTTGGCAGAAGCATCCATGAATCGTAAATATTTACTGAATGTCACGCTTTTTAAAGTTATTAGAAGAAGCAAATATAGCTAATAATC